ACCGGCGTTGTTGTTCGGTGCTGATGCAAAAGAACCATCTCGTGTTAAATTATATAAGCGATTTGTTAAGAAGTTAGCGACAGCTGGATATGAAAACAAATATGAAGCCAATGACGGCAGTTCCGTTAATTGGGTATTGGTGAAAAAATGAAACTGTTTGAAGTAATGAATACCACTATTCCATATAAGTGGAAACAAGCACCTGCACCTCATCACGCGATGTCAGCAGCGACTTTTGTGGTCGGTGATTTAACATACCATGTGACGTTTCAACACCAAAGCATTGCAACCGATGACGGCGAAGAATATCAAGGAGCAGTATTAGCATTCGCTGCAAAGGACAAACACAACGATTATCACGAGAACATAACAGGCTCGGGTAACGCTCTGCGAATATTTGGTACCGTATACACAATACTACAAGACTTTATCGAACACGCACAACCGGATGCTATAATGTTTTCAGCTGACAAGGACGAACCATCTCGTGTTAGCTTGTACAACCGGTTCGCCAAAAGAATGGTGAAGCAGGGTTGGGAACATTGCAAACCAGAACTGGAAGATAGATACAGCGATGGTACGGTATTGGTAAGACCAGGAGCCAACTCGTGAAACTGTTTGAAGTAATGAATACAAAAATTCAGGCAGAGTGGAAAATACACGGATCTGAACACGTATCTGCATCTTTTGAAATAGATGGTATTACAATACAGGTAGATTTTGAATATCTCACAAACAACAGCTACAACCCTGAAGCTCGTGGCGTAATAACACCCAAGAAGGCATGGGGAATTACATTCCGTGCGATTGATCCAGAAAAAAGAAGCACAGTTGGAACATTCGGTAAGACGGGTGGTGGAAATGAATTTAAAATATTTCCAGCAGTCGGTAATATTGTTTTTGACTTTATCAAAAAACACAACAATCCACCAATATTCTTTAGTGCCGAAGAAGAAAACCGAATCCGCTTATATGAACGTTTCGCCCGCAAGTTAAGAACAATCGGATATGTGATTGTGACTGACCACGAGGATGCAATGGGATCAAAAGAATGGGTGTACGCTCATGAGAGCACACAACGTGGTGACGTGAACGAAGCTACAGACTACACAAAACAACAACAGAAACATTCAACGCTCAAACTACTAAATATGCTTGACAAGAAGGATTTTGGCAAACCAGTTAAGACCAAAACAAGCGACGCGTTGGTGAAAGATAGTAAGACCAAAACAATTTACGGACGCCGCGCTGTAGTCCAACGAGACCTCTGATGGCTAATAGTAAAGACGATTGCACCGCAACATACGGACCGACATACCATGACGCTGATCACGGAACACAAAGTTCATGTGCATCAACGTCAACAGGTGTCTCGTGTCCAACAGATACGGTTCCCGACGTTGCGTGCAAGCCATGGCAGTTAACATTATCGCAGGATAGTTGCTACGCTGATCGAGTCGCTGCTGAAGCCTTGGCGATTGCAGGCGCAGATCTGTTTGTGTATAAACTAAATGGTGTACACGAGCAAGCCAAATTGGTTGATGCTACTGGAAAGGGAAAGGGTATATCAGGTGGTGCACTCGCAGGATTTCCACCAGCCAACGCATTTACAATATATGACAACCAGTGGAAGTCTGTCCAATCAGGTGAGACTAACATCATAGCATCCAGTTTCATAGGGTACGATTTTGGTGAAATTAAAACATCTGACGGCAAGCGAAACCGTTACAGCGTTGAAACAGCATGTCGCAAACACATCATGGCTTTTTCTATTAAACAATCATCTAATCCCAATCAACGAGTGACGAAGGCACGTCTTGAGCGTTCAGAAGATGGCATGAAGTGGTATGGTGTTCATGTGGTTAATTTGCCAGACGATGATTGTTTCAACACAATCCTATCTCGCCACTCTGTGCAGTCCCGTATGTGGCGCCTACGCCCTCTGGAATTTACAGGCTCTGTTACGGATCGCTGGGCTGTCACAGCATTCCAGATGTATCACGATTATGACCCAACCCACGAAGATAATATTCAGGACAAAGTGTTTCTCGAAAACAGAAATCGTGATTATGACACTGATGCTCTGCAAATTAAGGGATCATATGATCTTGTGGATGTCCAATCTGAGTTGACACGATTTGGTATTGAGCTACCGTCTCAAACCATATACGCCACGGTTAATTTTAAAGCCGTTGTTGCTGTGCTTGGCCGACCACTAATCGTTGGTGATATCATCCGTATGCCGAGCGAAACACAATACAACTTGGATCTGGAACCTGTTGAAAAGTGGATGGAAATTACAGATACCTCTTGGAGCACCGAGGGTTACACTCCTGGTTGGGTTCCAACTTTGATGAGAATTGTTCTGCAACCTGCTTACGCTTCCGAAGAGACGCAAGACCTGTTTGGTGATCTCCATGAAAATTATGTTGATGGTGGTTTGGGTTTGGTTGATAAAGCAGGACACCACCCAATATTTCAAGACTACTCAACACCAAGCCAGGAAGTTCAAGCGGAGGCGAAGAATGCTGTTCCGGAACGTGGTCAGGAGTCTTCATCAGTATTCACACAATTTACGGATGATCAATTGACATACGGTGAGTCAAAAGGTGTGGATATGTACAAACTTGGACAGAATCCTAAAGCATTCCAAGCCGAAGATGCAATGCCGCCAAACAACGACCCATATACAGAAGGTGATGAATTTCCTACCACAGGCAAGAATGGCGATTGGCACAGACTAACCTACACAAAAATAGACGACAACCTACCCGCTAGATTGTATAGATATAGTGAGGCGAAGAATCGTTGGATATACATGGAGAAGGACAGACGTGCTATGAACAACAGCGCTATCCCAATTCTACAAGAATTTCTTGACGAGACAAGTGGTACGTCAGTATCTAATCAACAACTAACACGGAATGACTGTTGATGTGTTCACCACTTTTGGTGTAAAATAACACATGACAAATAAACGCGATAAGTGGGTAGCCCTCGTCACGCAGATACACCAGGATAAGTATCAATACCATCAAGTTGAATATGCTGGTGTTCATACTAAAGTATCCATCGTTTGTCCGACACATGGTGTTTTTTGGCAAACTCCACAAGCACACAAAAAACACGGCTGCCCCAAATGTGGTAACGAATCAAGAAAGTTGACTTGGGTAGAAAATTATGGTGTTGACCATCCATGGAAAAATACAAAACAACGCCAAAAGATAGCAGAAACGAACATTGAGCGGTATGGCGCTGCGAATCCGTTCGCCTCCCCAACCATACAACAAAAGATTAAAGCGAGCCACCTCAACACATTGGGTGTTGATAATCCAGGGAAGAGTTCCGAAGTAGTGGCAAGACGCAGTCACACCATGATGGAACGTTACGGAGTTGAACACTTCACCCAAAGCGAGGTGGCCAGAGACCGGATAAAAACAACCAACCTATTAAACCATTCTGGTGTACACAATACACAACAACACATTGATGTTGATAGCTTGGAACTATTGAATACACCAGAATGGTTGATTGAACAACACCACAACCAACAGAAAACACTCAACGAAATATCTAATATGGTTGGTGTGGACCCAACAACAGTTGGTAACAGATTTAGGGATTTTGGTTTGGAGGTGTTGTATTTTCAACATTCGGTGGGTGAGCGTGAACTTGGTAACGCACTTGAACAACACGGCATTACCATTGTCCGAAATGATAGAACCACAATTCCACCGTATGAGTTGGATATAGTAATTCCCGATATACAGTTGGCTATAGAATATAACGGCGAATACTGGCACACACAACCCAAGGCAATGCAGCGTGATATTAACAAATCAGTTATGTGCGAAAACATCAACATTTTGCTAATCACAGTTTGGGAACAACATTGGTTAGATTCGCAACAAACAGTTCTCCACAACATTCTCAAGATTATCAGAGACCGCGCCACCATAAATACAATCTAACACTGTTGCGCATACCATACACCAATATGTGCAATATCGACACAATATTGGAAGAACACTATGGCTGAGTTCAAAGGATACTGGTACCATCACCAGCTTAGAAACTATTTGGTCCAGTTCATGGCAATTTTTGCCGACATGCAAGTTCAGGTTGGTTGGATGGATGATAAAGAGCCACGGTTGATTAAAGTGCCTATCAAGAACGCGAGTGAAGATCGTATTGTTGCGGACATACTGTCCGAGAATACGCAGAATAAGCCAATACGTTTACCGATAATGTCTGCTATGTTGAACGGTATTCAGATGGCCCCAGAACGCAGAAAGGGAGTTGGACAGACACGATCAATGTCATATTTACCCATTGGTGGGTTGATGCCAAACGACATCACGGTTGTGGAACAACGCATGCCCGTGCCATATATTCTGAATTTCGAGTTGGGCATATGGGCAAGCAATCAAGACCAACACTATCAGATTCTAGAGCAAATTCTAGCAATATTTGATCCAATACTTCACATTCAGACGGATGATGACGCTTTGGACTGGACACGACTAACAACAGTTGAGCTTGTAGGCGTCCAACCCGAAGAACAACCACCTGGTACTGAGCGTCGTTTAATTCAAACCACTATGAATTTTGATGTTGTTGCATACCTATCAATCCCCGCCTCTACACACAAACGCGTGGTTCATGACATTTTTGTACGAGTTGGAGCTGTTAGCCAAATGGCGAATACCTCCGAGGATATCGTTGCTGATTTGAACTCACAAGGCATTGAATACGAACATTGGTTCGATAGTACGGATTTTAAGCTCCCAGAGTCTTAATTTTACGGACATTGGGGTCGCACTTTATAAATAATATCAACCACGAAGAGTGGAGAACAAACATTCCGAATATCTTGAGGAGACCACAAGATGGCACTAGTAAGCCCAGGCACATCAGTTACAGTAACAGACGAGAGCTTTTTCATCCCCGTCTCGGCTCCAACCGTACCGTTGATTTTCATCGCAACACAAGATGAAAAACTTCGAGCGGATGGTGTTACAGACGCCGAAGGAACATTTGAGCATTCAGTTGTTCGCACCGTTACTTCACTGAAGCAATCAACAGAATTATATGGTGTTCCAAAATTTCTGGAAGACAGCAGTGGCAACAAATACCACGGTGATGCTCGTAATGAGTATGGATTATTTGCGTTGAACCAATATCTTGGAATAGGTAACAGAGCGTTCGTTGTTCGCGCCAACGTCAACCTCAACGACGACATAGACGACATCCGCGATCTTTGGGATCTCAAAATGGCTGACGCTAATGAAATCATTGAGAATTTGGTCGGCGAATTCATCAACGAGTATAACTCAGCTAACGGGTTGATCGTTGGTCAAACATCATTGTATGCCAATCAGACTCACTCTGACTATGATGGCGTTCCTGCTAATGGATCTTTTGTGGGTGGGTTGAGTTCTGCACCAACAGGTTACGCTATCAACGATGAAATTACACTAACCAATGGCGCTGTCATCACTGTTCTCAATGTTGACGCTGCAGGTGACGTTACAAATTTCATCGTAACCACTCCTGCTGTTGCAACAGCATCAACAACACTAATTCAACTATCTACCAATTCTGCTAACGCTTCTGCAACTGGCTTCACACTAACTCCAGGTGCGAATAACCTGAAATCGATTAAAACAACTGTTGATGGTGACGAACTACTATCTTTGATTGACGATGCAACTCAGTTTATCTTTGACCCAGTTATCGGTTCATATTCTTTCATCCCAACAGAAGTTGAATTCAAATCAGACCTGTCATTAGCACAACTTGATGTTTACGCAAACGGTTTTGATCAACCAGCAACTGGAGCATTTCCAGGTGTCGAAGCTGTTACATCCGACCCGGCCAACTTTCCGAGCATAGCACCGACAGCAACTATCGGTGAGTGGACACAAGACGAGGCAGGCAATTTGCTACTAGCACTTGCTGACCTATTCAAATACACACAGGTGTTTTTGACAAAAACAGCTTTGGGTCTGAATGACGCTTCACGTCGAGTAGCTATTACAGAAGCTCTTGCCGCTGCAATCAACTCCAACACTGACATCCGTTCAGAAGTATTCGACTTCAACCTGATTCTTGCTCCTGGTTATCCAGAAGTTGTTGATGAGTTGTTGGCCCTTGTTTCTGACATTCAAGACGAAGCTCTGGTTATCGCCGATACTCCAGTAGATCGCTCACCAGATGGAATCACTAACCCATCTACAGGCTGGGCTGTAACCTCAGCTCGACAATCAAGTATTCACTGCGCATACTACTACCCGTGGTGCCTGGCATCCAACTTGGATGGTTCAGATGTTGTCGTTGCTCCATCAGGAACAGCCTTGCGACAATATGCTTATAGCGACAATGTATCATACTTGTGGTTTGCACCTGCAGGTATCCGTCGTGGGACAATCACAGGCATTTCGGATGCTGGATATGTTTCGGGAGTACTGGGACAAGCCACGACGTTCAATCCAGTTGCTCTAAACCAAGGACAACGCGATGCATTGTATCAATATGCTGCTTCTGGCAACATCAACCCAATCACATTCTTTCCAGGTAAGGGTTTCGTGGTTTGGGGACAAAAGACTTCTGCTCCTGCAGCAAGCGCACTTGACCGCGTTAACGTTTCACGACTGGTTAAGTACATCAAGCGTCAATTGCGTCAAAACACTCTGTCGTTCATTTTCGAACCGAATGATGCTCTTACACGCGATAACCTGAAAGCAGTTGTTGATAATTTCCTTGGTGATCTGATCATCAAGCGTGGTTTGTATGACTTTGCTACAGTTTGCGACGAAAGCAACAACACCGCCGATAGAATTGATAGGAATGAAATGTATATTGATGTGGCTATCAAGCCAGTCAAAGCAGCTGAATTCCTGTTCATACCTATTAGAGTTGTGTCAACAGGTGCTGACATATAATAACAGCACCAACTTCAACATACAACTAAATATTGGCACACAGATTAAAGGACAGAAAAAAACATGGCTACAATTAACGACATCGGCATCCGCGGCATCAACTCAGGTGGTATCCTACAACCGAAACTAAAGAACCGTTGGAGAATCACATTCGCCAACATGGGCGCTGGCGGACAGTCAGATGGCTCTGTTGGCTTGAGCATGCAAGCAGTTAATGTCTCTCGTCCAACGTTATCGTTTGAAGAGGTTCAGTTAGATCGCTATAACTCACGCGCTTGGGTGGCTGGTAAGCACAACTTTGAACCGATGACGTTGTCGTTTGAAGATGATGTTACTGGAACAGCTTCACGAGTTGTTCAAGACCAAATTCAATCCCAACAACACTTGATTGGAGCAGGTGGACCATTTCTAGCCGACAGCTTATCAGCTTCCCCCGAAGGTTCACTATACAAGTTCGTAACATATCTTGATATGCTTGATGGTGCTACAGATAATGTTATTGAAAAGTGGACTATTGAAGGTTGCTTTATACAGAATGTATCTTATGGCGATCTGGACTACGCTGCTTCCGAACAGGTTCTGATTGAACTAACACTACGTTACGATCACGCTCGTCAAGACGCTCTTAATGGTTATAACAGCGGACAGGGTGTTGCTACTGGTGGTGCTGGTAAGGTGGATGGTTAATTCAACCCCCACTAGATATAAAGAATCAAACTCGCTTCGGCGAGTTTTTCTTTGCCTGAAATTTAGCAGGGGAACCTTATATAAATACCCCCAACAGGAGTGTTTATAATATGTCAGACCCACGTGGTAGGGTTGCTTGCCCGAAACTAATTGACCGAAACAATAGACTTCAGAGCCAACGTAAGGGGTTCTTTGACGCCCTTGGTAACTTGGGGCGCGTTGAAGCGCTAAACGACCTCGGGGCAGGTGACGTGCGCAAGGGCATGTCAGCGTTGGCTGCTGTGTCAAATCAGTTAAAAGGCACGAAATCAGTAGTCCCTGGTCAGGAAGGCGAGCTGGTGAATGGTAGTTTGTATCAAAAAATAACCAACACAGCAGTTGAATCGGTTGAAGCCGGAGCGACTATCGTTCTTGATGCTACTGGCATTGGCAGGATTGCGCTCAATGCTGTAAATAACATAAACGCTCCTGTAGCAAACAGAGCACTTGGTGCTTCGAAGCAGATATTTCAACGTGTTAAGCAAGGAAACTTCTCACTCAGTGATATACCTGAATTTGCTCAAGATATGGGTAACTTGGCGAACCTCGCCAGAAACATCTTTCCAGGGGGTGACAAAACATCAAACTCGGGCGGTCTGAGCAGATTCCAGTGTCAACCATCTCCTTACGCAATAGATTTAATTCAACGAGCTCCTCGTTTTAAGTTCATGTATATT